CCGCCGCGCGGAATGGTGCCCATCTGACACTTGCGTCGATACGCAAATAGGGTCCGAATATAGCCTCGGATCGGGCAATTCGGGGGAATTACCGGAGGGTAATTCGGTGTCTGACCCGGTGGTTAGCGGTAATAGGCCCCAGGACGTTGGCCGGTCCCACCGCCGCAAGGCGGCCCCGCCCCCCGAGTCCAAACTATTATCGGTGGCCTACGCGGCCCTCCGGGCCGAATTAGCGGACTGCGTGGCCGAACTGCGGCCGCCCCCGCCGCCCCCTGGCCCGCCCGAATTCGGGACCGATCCGCCCAAGGGCCGCCCCTCCCTGGCCGACCGGGACCGCCTGGTGGCCCTCATTGCCCGCCTCCTGGCGATCCTGGGGGCCGAGGTGGAGGCGCCAGGGGAGGACCAGGCGGCCGGATCGGCGCCGACCAGGCCCCGCAAGACCCGCCGCCTGGACCTGGGGTAGTGGCCCGCCTGGCCCGCGCCAGGTGGCAAACCCCCATCCCGGCGGACGTGGCGGGGTCCTGGGGGCCGGACGTGGCCGCCTACGCCTCGGAGGTCATGGGCGTGGACCTGGACCGATGGCAACGCCGCGCGGTCAATCGCGCCCTGGCGGTCCGCCCGGACGGCCACCTGGTCCACCGTATCTACCTGCTATCGGTCGGCCGTCAGTCGGGTAAAACGCTGCTAGTCCGCGCCCTCCTGGGCTGGGCGTTGACCGCCCGCGGGGTCCCGGAGGGCTGGACCGTCTACCTGGGCCTGGCCCATGACAAGACCCAGGCCCGCATCCCCTACGAATCGGTCATGGCCGACCTGGCCCCGGTGGCCGCCAGGGTCGGTCCGGAGTCCCGGGGGGGGCTGTCGATCACCCGATACCTGGGCATCCGGTCGGCCATGTACGGCCGCCCGAGGTCCTATCACGTCGGATCGCGGGAGGCCCCGGACGCGGTGCGGTCCTACTCGGTGGACCTCGGGGTCTTTGATGAGGTCCGGACCCAGCGGGACGGGCGGGTCTGGGCGGCCCTGCTACCGACCACCTCGGCCCGGCCGGACCCCCTAATCTTCGCCATCTCCACGGCGGGGGACGATAGATCGGTCCTGCTACGGGAGATGTTCGACCGCCTCCGCCGGGTGGTGGACGGGGCCGAGGCGCCCGAGGGCTTCGGGGGGGAATGGTGGGCCGCCCCCGACGATGCCAGGGCGGACGATCCGCGGGCCTGGCGGGCGTCCACCCCGTCCTACGCGGAGGGCCGCCTGGCCGAGGCGGCCATACGGTCCGAATTGCGCTCCCTGTCCCCCATCCAATTCCGCCAGGAGCGCCTAAACCTGTGGTCCGATGCGGTGGACGAATGGTTGCCCGGCGGGACCTGGCACGCCACCATCCGGCCCCAGGCGCCCGACCCCGCCGGGCGGCGGGTGGTCCTGGGCGTGGACGCGGCCCCCACCTGGCGGCGGGCGTCGATCACCGCCGCGGTGGTGGACGGGGACACGTGCTACGCGGGCCTGGCGGAGTCCCTGGACGCGGGCCTGACCATCGCGGAGACCATCGCCCCGGCCACCCTGGTGGACGCCCTGGCGGTCCAGGTGGCGCGGTGGCATCCGGCGGCGGTGGTCTACTCGGGCGCCTGGGCGGGGGCGCCCCACGTGGAGGCCTGGTGTAAGGACCATGATGTCCCCACCGTCCCCCTGGCCACCGGGGGCCTCCGGGCCGCCTGTGAACTGGGCCGGTCCGAACTGATCGCGGGGCGCCTGGGCCACCCGGACGATGCCCTGCTAGCCCTCCAGGTCCGCCATGCCCGGCCCTCGGCCGCCATAGAGACCGGGGCCTGGTTCCTGTCCTGGCGGGAGTCCGTGGGCGAGATTGACGCGATACGCGCCTACCTGTGGGCCGCCTATGGCGCGATCCGCCCCCAGGAAACGCCCACCGTCCCCCAGGTCTTTCTCTAGGGGGCGGGCCGGGGAGAGAGCATCCGGCCCGCCCCGCCCCCTGGGGCTACCCACCCAGGTGGAACGGGTGGCCGTGTTGCGCGCGCCTAGGGCCACCGGGCCACCCGTTCCACGAGGGACTTTACCCGATACGCCCGGAAAGGTGGACACGTCCCCCACCTCGGGCGTATCGTCCGCAGCGCGTGGGCGTGAGGGCGATCCTGGGACTAGAGCGGCGTGGCGACACTGCCCTAGTCTCCGCCCCCCCCACGGGGGTCCAGCCCGGCCCCAGGGACTCATCCATCTACGTCCCCACCGCGGGCCTGTATCCGCCCTCCCTGACCCTGACCACCGTAGAGGCGGCGGGCCTGTCGGCCGTCCGGCGGTGCATCTCCCTGATTGCCAATGCGGTGGCGGGGCGGGACTGGCAGGAATGGGAGGGAACCCGCCGCCTGGACGCATCGCGCCTGGTCCTACGCCCGGCCGCCGGGATGACGCGGCGGGACTGGGCCTGGCGGGTGGTGGCGTCCATGGCCCTCTATGACCTGGCCTACCTGTGGATGGTCGGCGGGGTGGATGACGAGGGCGTCCCTGGGTCCCTGGTCCCCATCCCCAACCTGGCCCTGGCGCCGACCGGCCTGGTGGACCCCTGGGACATCCTCCCGCCCAACCAGTACCGCCTCTCGGGCATGGCCGGGACCATCCCAGGGGAGGCCATCGTGCGGGTCCGCGGGCCTATCTGGCCGGGCGTCCCGCCGCACCTGGCCGGGGTCCTGGCGATGGCCCGCGCCACCATGTCCATGACCTACTCGGCGGACGCCTACGCGGCCAAGTATTGGGCGGCGGGCGGGACCCCGATTACCCAGATAGTCACCGACCAGGAATTGTCCGATCCCCAGGCCGAAAAGATCGGGACGCGGTGGCAGACCCGCCGCGCGATGGGGCCGGACTTCCCCGCCGTCATGGGCAAGGGCGCCGAGGCCAAACCCTACGGGGCGGACCCCACCTCGGAGACCGCGGTAGAGGCCCGCCGGGACATGGTTACCGACGTGGCCCGCCTCTTTGGCGTCCCGGCCCACCTGGCCCTGGCCCAGACCCCGGCCGGATCGGGCATGACCTACACCAACGTGGAGTCCGAGGGCCTGTCCCTGGACCGCTACACCCTGGGCGGCTACGTGGACCCGATACAGGACGCCATCTCGGGCCTCCTGCCAGGCGGGTGGCAGGGCGGGCGCCGAATGGTTATCGACATGTCCCCCCTGACCAGGGCGGACCAGGCCACCCGTTTCGCCGCCTGGTCCATCGCCCTGGGCGGATCGTCCGGACAGCCCGGATGGATGACCCAGGCCGAGGTCCGAGAGGCCGAGGGCCTCCCCCCCATGGCCATCCCCGACGTGACCCCCGCCCCGGAGGCCGCCCCAGCGGCCGCCCCGGTGGCCGAACCAGTGGAGGCGCCCGCATGACACCGCCTAGGACGGCCCAGGAGCGGCGGGACGCCCGCCCCTGGCGTATCACCCTCCCAGGCGCCCGCGCGGCCGTCCTAGCCCCGGAGACGCGGGACCAGGCGGTCCCGGACGGGGAGGCCCCGCCCGCCCCCACCCGCGTGGAGGGCATCGCCGTCCCGTATGACGTGGAGATAGCCCTGGGCGCGGGCCGGGAGGTCTTTCGCCAGGGCGCCTTTGCCCAGGCCGTCCGATCCGTCGCAGGCGGGCGCCGCCTGGCCCTCCTGGACCGCCATGACGGGACGCCCGGCGGGGCCATTGACCGCCTGTGGGAGGCCCCGGACGGATTGCACTTTGGCGCCTCCCTCATGTCCAACCAGGCGGCCCGAGACATTGCGGACCGCCTGGGCGCCGGGCTGGACGGGGTATCGGTCGAATTCCTGCCCGGTGACTACACCGACCGCGGGTCCCTCCGGGAGCACCGCCGCAACGCCCGTCTAGCGGCGGTGGCCGCCAGTTACGCCCCCGCGTATGACACCGCGCGGGCCGCCCTCCGGGACCTGTCCCGGTCAACCCCTGGTGTCACGCGGAGGGTCGAACCCATGAACCTAGAGGCATTGCGGGCCAGGCGGGCCGAATTGGCCGCCCAGATCACCGAACGGCGGTCCCTGGCGGAGGCGGAGGGCCGGGACCTGGACACCCAGGACCGGGACGCCATCTCCACCCTGGAGGGCCGCCTGGCCAACCTGGACACGATGATTGCCCAGGCCGAGGCGGATGCCCGAGACCAGGCCCAGGTGGCGGCCGCCCTGCCCCAGACTCGGGGCCAGGTCCAGGTCACCCGCCAGGAGGCGGTCTACCGGCCGGGCGTGGACCATTCCTACTTCCGGGACATGCTTCACGCGGCCCAGGGCGACGGGGAGGCGGGCGCCCGCCAGGCGCGCCACCGGGGCCTGGTGGCCGACCTGGCCGACCAGATCGCGCGGCGGGCCATTGACTCCAGCCAATTGGGTGGCGCGTTTCCCACCGCCTACGCCCCGGACCTCTACGTCCCGGATGTGTCCTATGGCGGGCCGTTCTCTAACTTTTTCGCGGAGACCCCCATCGCCTCCCCGAACCCGATCATCCTGCCCGCCTTTGGCACGGTGACCGGGGACACGGGCGTCCAGTCCGCCCAGAACGCGGCCCTGCCCAACGTGGACATGACCACCGCGCCTATCACGATCACCCCCAAGACCATCGGCGGGGAGTCCATCGTGTCCCGCCAGGCCGTGGACGGGGCGTCCCCTGGTACCGATGTCATCATCGGGACCCAGTTGCGCGAATTGCTGTCGCGTGATCGGGAGCGGGAGATTGCCCTGGTCCTGGAGGCCCTGACCGCCCGCGGGACGATCACCGACACGGGCGGGACCGGGGCGGGCCAGTCGGGCGCCGACCTCATCCGGGGCCTGACCTCGGCGGTGGCCAATATGTTCCTGGACCGTCACCTGCCCTCGGAGGGAATCTTTGTCAACGGGACCGACTGGTCCAACCTGGTGGCGGCCGTGGACTCCACCGGGCGGCCCCTCATGCCCTATATCGGCCCGGTCAACGCCAACGGCCAGTTGACCGCGCCAGGCGCCCAGGTGGGCATCATCGCGGGCGTCCCCACGGTGGGTAACTGGGCGATCCTCTCGGCCCTGAACGAGATTGTCGCCAGGGCCAATGACGCCCGCCAGTGGGCGTCCGCGGTCCTGGACGTGCGCCTGATGGAGCGCAACGGCCCCCAGTCGGTGGTCTTTGCCATCTGGCAATACTTTGCCTTTGCGGTCCTGGAGCCGCGGGGCGTCCGGCGGTGGACCTACACCAATGTCCTGGCCACGTCCGCCTCCCTCGGTATCACCGTGGCCGAGGATGAGGACGCGGAGGGCAAGGGCAAGGGCAAGGGCAAGGCGTAGGCCCCATGACCGAGTACGTGACCGGGGCCGAGGTCCTGGCCCAGGTGGGCGCCCCCGATCCGTCCCAGGTGGAGACGGATTGGGCGGTCCTGGTCGCGTCCGCGGTCAATGACGGGATAGACGCGCGCCTGGCGGGGGCGACGATCACCGACCCCCCGCCGCCCGAATTGGTGACCGCCGCCCGCTACGCGGCCACCGAGGCGTACAAACGGCGGGAGGTGGCCTTTGGGGTCATGGCCTACGCGGACCTCCAGGGCCAGGCCTACCGGATCGCACGGGACTACCTGGAGGGCGTCCGCCCGATCATTGACCGCTACCGCGGATCGTGGGGCATCGCGTGACGGTAGAGGTGTCCGGGGTCACCGCCACCCGACACGCCCTCCGGGACGCCCTGGTGGCGGCCGGGGTCCGGACCACCTTTCGCGGGTCCCCGTTCTCCCCTCCGGTGGCGATCATCGCCCCGGACGATCCCTGGTTGGCCCCCTCGGACCTGGGCTACGCCACCCGCGCCATCCGGTGGCGGGTCTGGGCGGTGGCGGGCCTGGCGGACCAGGAGGGGACCTACCAGGACGTGGAGGCCCTTATGGGGGACATCGTGGCCGCCCTGGACCGCCTCCCTGGTTGGACCCTGGTGACGTTCTCCGCCCCTGGCCCCACGGATATAGCGGGGTCCACCTACACCGCCGCCCGCGGGGCCATAGAGACCATCGGAGGGACCTAGACGTGACCACCGTTCTATTCATGAAAGACGCCAACCTGACGCTAAAGATCGGCGCCGGGACCGCCAAGGCGTACCAGGGCCAGGTCCAGATTGCCCAGGTAAAGGTGGTCCCAGGGTCCGCCGTGACCTACCCCACCCTGGACGGCACGGCCCAGACCCAGGTGGGGCCGTCCACCTACACCCTGGACCTCAAAGCGGGCCAACTGTGGGACGCCACCGCGGGCCTGGCCGCGTACCTGTGGACCAATGAGGGCGCGGTGGCCGACTTCACGCTCCAGGCCCACGGCCAGGGCATCGCGCCCTCCACCACCCAGCCCTACCTGACCGGCCAGTGTCGTCTGATCGCGGGCGCCTACGGCGGGGAGGTGGGCAAGTACGCGGAGGTGGAGGTGTCCCTGCCCTGTATCACCAAGCCCACCCTGGCCACCACCGGGACCCTGCCCGCGATGGCCGAGGGGGACGCGGAGGCGGAGGACGCGGCCACCGAGGCCGCCTAGTCCCATGCCCCTAAAGGTAGAGGGGACCACCGAGGTGGCCCGCGCCCTGGACCAGGTGGCGGACCATGACTTTACCGAGGCCAATCGCAAGGTGGCCGCCCGGATGGTCCCGGTGGCGCGCCACCTGGCCCCGGTCAAAACGGGCGCCCTGGGCGCGTCCCTCCAGGCGGTGGCCACCAAGACCTCCGCGTCCATCGTGTCCCGCCTGGACTACTCGGTCCCCCAGGAATATGGGGCGCCCCGCCATGACCTCCTGGGCGTCCATTACGCGGAGCGCGCCCTGGACCAGTCCATGGACCAGACCGAGGCGGACTACCTGGCCGAGGTGGAACGGGCCACCAAAAAGGCGGACCTGGGATGGGGCTAGAGGCCCGGACTGTCACTGTGACAGTGGCCGACCTCCGGTCCCTGACGGTCCGGGAGGTGGTCCAGGCCTGTCGGGTCACAGGCGTCCGCCGGGCCGAGGTGGCCGCCCTGGTGGACCAGGCCATGGACCAGTACGGGGACCCCGAGGAGACGGCCAGGGCGGTGGACCTGGTTTGGGCGATGGCCTGGCAATTGGTTGTCCGGACCGATCCGTCCGCCACCTGGGAGGCCGCCAAGACCTGGGACGTGCGGGTAGAGGGCGCGGTGGATGAGGCGGCGGAGGACCTGGACGCCCTCCGGGTGGAGGCGGCCGTGCTAGCGGGCGTCCCGCTGGACCAGGCCGACCAGATCACCCTGGCGCAATTGGACGCC